CTGTGGTCGGAGGCTCATATCTGTCACCTGGATCTCTTTCTATTGAAAATTCCACATTTGCAGTTCCAGAGCAAAAGCAAATGGGATTAATAAGCTCTATTCCGTCAAAGTCATAATGGAATGATCCGTATCTTTTTCTTGCGCTTTTGTACCAGTTCATGTGTTTTCCTTATAATTTTTATCTTGGGGTGTTTGCTCCCAGGCCAGGTAGTCTCAGTCTTTTTTCTGCATCTCCCTGTAAGGTGCTTTGGCTTCGGGATTGCTCATGTTCTTTTTGAGAAAGTGTCTCCATTGAATCTGCCATGTCCATGAGCTTGGCTGGTTCTGGAGTTTTTACATTCGGAAATCTTACCGTAAGCATTGCCAGTGCTTTTGCAAACTTGTCTGCAACTTCAATTTTTTGCTTTTCTAACTTGAGCTGGAATCTGTAGTCATCAGCGTCTCCGCCTGCATCAGCTGACATCGCAGCCCTACGAGCCCCATTTGCACTCTCCCTCATCATGTCTCTTTCGCCCGCAAGGTTGTCGGCAAGATCCTGCGCAGACGACTCTTCTATGCTGTCTATATATTTTTTTATTTCTTCTTCTGAAGCAGTGACGAAGAATGCACGTCCTTTCTCTTCTTGCTGTGCAATTTTGAACCAACCAGCCTTTTGCCCGATCTCCAACCACTGTTCTTTAGATAGTTTGTATTGCATATTGAGTCTCCCTATTTATTATATTGCTTTGATTAATAGTCTTTCCCTTTTGGTCTTATGATGATTATAAAAATTTCCGCCCCCTCCATCAGTAACCCAGTATTAACGCGCCAAAAATTTTTTTAGGGGCATCTCAACAGGTCGATGTTTTTTCAACCAGAACAATATAATAAAAATCCCCCTCCATAATTTTTCGGGGGATACAAAAAACAAAACAGGTGTTCGTCACATCAGTTCCTGTGCTACCTCTTTGCCGTGCCCAATAAGCCAGTCTGCTGCTTCCTTCATACTGATCTCTCCCCCCTTCACCAAGCCCTTCCAGCGCGGGTCATCAGGGTTCTTGCCAACAAGTTCCATGAAGCGGGCCAATGTAGTGCCAAATGATCCACCACCCCTTTCCAGCCCCATGGCAATGAATCCCTCTGGCTTCAGCCATCCCAGCCTGTCCGTCATCTCCTTGTGCTCCACCTGCGTTCCGTCCCTGTACTCCGTCTGCTCGTGCCAGTCAAAGCCCTCGTTGTACGAACGCTTCCCTTCCTCCAGTCCCCATTTGCCCATCCAGCCACGAACAACGGAAGAGATGAAGTCCGTCCACCTGCTGCGAGGCTCGAACGGGTGATACATCACGACTGTGTCGTTCTCCCGCAAAAATCCACTCCAGGTTCCAGGGATCTTGTAGAGAAGGGCGACGCCATGAGGACCAAGGTTTGCCTCCAGCTGTCTCGGAAGGTCTTTCAACGCCTCAAGGGTGTTTCCCATGCTCTCCGCGCCCCCGTCCTTTGGATTGACGGTAAAGTACAGCTTCCACTCCATTCCCTTGTGGGCAAGTGGATTCATCCTGTCGGTGTTCTTTCGCTTCTGGGGGTCGTAGTCCACGTATGCCCAGCTGCCACCGGACCAACGGGACACGTAACCCGGTATCTTCACTATTTCCTCCCCCCATTTTTTATTCAGCTCAGCGCTGCTCCTGTGGGGATTGGCACGTTCACGCAATGCGGTGTAGATTTCCCTTGCACCCCTGCTCGTGTTCTGGCCCCATGCACTTGTCTGCGCCGCCTTGAGCCAACCCATTCAGCTCTCCTTGCGGACGCAATTGGGAACGGTCTTGCCCTTTTTCTTCTTCATGCCAACGGCTTTGTAGCCCTTCCAGCACTTGGCTTCCTTCAGCCATCCAGCTTGTTCGCCTGCTTCCCGAACTCCCAAGTCGCCAACTTCAAGCATTTTATAGATGATTTTTTCAATGATACTCCGTAACTCGATTCGGTCAATGAACAAATCTTCTGATGCTCCTGTGTCCAAAAAATTATGATAGTCAACAACGATCTCTTGCTCCAGATCTTGAAGCTTCTTGCTAAACTCGCTTGAATTGGAATTCCAGATTTTAGAAAGTTCAATGATCCTCTTTGCTATCTCGGGTTTACGCATCACCTGAAAGACCGCACCAGCAACATTTGATTTCCCCTGCTTCGTCAGGACTGCCTGTTCCCCGCTGATCCTCAGCCATCCAGCTTGTTCGCCTATTTTGAGCCATTCGCTTTTAGATAATTTGTACTGCATAGTTTATGCCTTTTGGATTCTTTCCTTGATCCTTTCCGTAAGCCATGCACCCACGGCTTTTGGATCAATGCACCTGTTGTACCATTTCACTGTTTCGTCGCTGATGTCCTGCATCCTTTTAGGATCTGCAAGCAGTTCGTCAACAATCTTCAGGTTCGACCAGTCTTCAATCTTTATCCCAGGAAACCCCTGGAAATACCATAGATGCGTGGGCAAGTCATTCGGGACTAGAAGGACGCAACCGCAGCGAGCAGCTTCTGGAAGCCTTGCGCATTCAGGACTCACGTATCCAGGAGGACAAAGAGCGATCTTTGTCTTCGTCAGCAGCGAACCGTAGTCCCACATCCCCTTTCCCTTGCCCCAACCTTCGTAAAAACCCCACTCCTTCTTGCATCCGTCCCCCTTTCGCTTCCTTAGCCATCCGTGCAGCTTGTCACGACCATTGTCGTTGTGAGCACCGTAGAACGAGTAGTCAAGACCTCTCTCCGCAATAGGAGTAAGCGCATGGCCCCCAAAATCCGTGAAATAACCCAGAGGAAACGGCAGCACACGATGGTCAGTCACCCCTTCCTTGGGGAAAAAAGTCTTCAAAAGTATCCCAACGTTTTCCTGCAAGTGGTTCGGTATGGGCTGCCTGTGGTGTTCGTCAGATGTAGAAAATACAATTGTTCCCGGAGGAATCTCTGGCAATTCAGTGTTGCATACGGAAAAGCAGAACGTGTGATCCATTCCCGTATGGACGTTTTTTATGATTGATTCGTAGTACTCGCTCTCGTCCTTCCCGTGCACGAAGCGACCCCTTAGCGTATTGATAATCGTATGCATGCGTAATACTTCCTCCAAATCTTACTATTGCCCCAATTCACTAAGGTATCCCTTTTTACAAAAAAGTGAACTGTCTGCGCTAGCATTCCTTGTTTAAGTAATCACTTTGTGCGTCTTTTTTTCTTTGCCGCTTTTTTCTTAATTGGCTTCACGAATCGCATGTAATGGAATACGGAAGCCCAGCAAAACAGCGCGGCAACACCCGCATTAAGCAACAGCTCCGAAGGCGCTGGCTCGTGGAGTATGCACGCATTGTAAAGAGCCCCAGAAGCACACATGCTCAGGATGATCTTCACGAAAATAACATTCATATTACCCAATTTATGAATAAGGGAATTCTCTCTTCCAAACAGGAACACCAGAAATGCACTAAAACCAAGCGCCATTACCCCGTTGACAACAGCGTTTATCACAGAAATCACGTTCATGACTTGCCCTTTCTCTTAGTGGATGAACGGGAACGATTCTTCTTCCCGCCCTCCTCTTCCTTTTTAACAAATTTGTCTATCATCAGCTCCAAGCCCTTTAACCCCATGAATCCCATCATGAAGGCAGCAGCGTACTTTCCTTGAGCCCTGATGGATTCAGGAAGAAAGTTCAGGACCACAGGCGTCAGGTAGTTTGCACACGCAGTTCCCGCAAGAAGCGACGCAACCGTTGCCCCCATGCGCTGCGATGCGTTCTTCGAAACAAGGAGCAAAGCCCCAAAGAAACCTGAAATAAGAAGCCCTATCTCTATCCCGTAACCCACAAGCTGCTTGTGTATAACATCAGTCTGTTCCTGCATTTACACACCCCCCGTAAAAATAAAATATTACCATTCATACACTCCCGCTAAGGTATCCCCCTTTTTTCAAAATCATAAATCTTATATTTTTATGCCCCTATTTTTTAAACCAGGATTTATTACAAAAAAGAGAAGAGGGGCTAAGGTATCCCCCTCCAGCCAAATCACCCCTATATAAGCACCCCCGGGTGGGGGGTATAGTGTACGACCCTTTGGCTACCTGCCATGCTGCCCAGTTGGTTTGGATGGATTCAGACCGTTGGTTTGGATGCTTCCATACCGGCTGTCCGATTCTGCAAACTCTTTCGATACCGGCTGTCTCTGTTCGCTGCTTTCTTCCATACCGGCTTTCTGCCTATGCAAAGAAACACGCCCCGTCCTCCTTTAGGGGGACAGGGCGGAAAGGATGGGGAGCCGTGTGGCTCCCGTTGATTAGGCGACTGTTTCGACCCCTTCGATCATCCACGGGTGGTCGCGGCACTCCTGCACGAACTGCTCGTAGGGGATCGTGGTGCCGATGATGTACTCCTCGGAGTAGTCGGTCTTGTGGCACTTCTTCTCCTGCACCACGCGCTCCGCATCGGCGGCGGTTGCGGCTTCCACGGCGTAGTCGCTGCCGCCCTTCGCCTTCCAGTACGGCTTCTCGCTGTCGCCGTAGTTCTCCATGTACTGCGTTCCGACGATCCACTTGGGCATCGTTCGATCCTTTCTGCCCCGTTGGGGCTACACCACAACGGGTGCGGTGCAGGGGGAAAACGAGGGGCGGGAGCCTTTCGACTCCCGCCCCTCCGCTGTTCACTTCCGCGTCTTGAGGGGGAGCGGAGCGGTCGGGATGGCGGCGATGGCGTCCGCGAGAGCGGGGGTCGCGTCCTTGCCCCACTTCACCGTGCCATCCGCGAGGATGCGCCCTGCCCACTTCGCGGCGGGGTCGCCCCACTTGCCCGATGCGATGCCCACCGTGTCCTTGTTCTCGGGCTTCGCCTTGTCGGAGTCGGGGCGAGTGTACGAGAGCGTCCACTCCACGCCGTCAGCCTCCACGACGACCTTCGGGAACTTGACCGCCTGCGCCGCTGCGCGGAACGCCTCCACGAGCGGGGCGAGCGTGAGCGACGGGACGGGGTTCGCTTCCTCGTTGATGAGGCGGTCGATCCACTCCGCCTGCTTGGGGGTCGGGTTGCCCTTCGCCAGCGCACCCAGGAGGCTCGCCGCGAACTCCGCCTTCTGCGGGTTGCTCCCGATGATCTGCGCGAGAGCCGACATCTTCTGCTGCTTGTCCATTCTTGCGTATCCTTTCTGCCCCGTTGGGGCTACACCACAACGGGAGCGAGGCAGGGGGAAAACGATACGGCTGCCTAGTTCACCAAATGAGGAAGGGGAGCCGCTTTCGGCTCCCCTTCGGGGACGGTTCCGCCGCTTCAGGCGAGGGCGGTTTCAGGGGTCGGGCATTCCCAGACCTTGCCGCAGAACCACAGGCGACCCATGTAGGCGAGGCTCTGCCCCTCCGCCTCCACCTTGCGGTCGAGGCTCGTCCACGACCGCCCGCCCTTGCCGGTCACACGCGCCTCCACCTCCACCGTGTCCCCCATGCACCCGAAACCCGCGTCGTGCTGCTTCTTCATGTTGCAGCGTCCTTTCTGCCCCTTTGGGGCTGACCCAACGGGAGCGGGGCAGGGGGAAAACGAGGCGGCTGCTTGGGCGCGCTCTACATACGCGAGAGTTCGCGCCTGCTTTCGCGTCGTGCCTTGCGGGGATCACGCGACTTCTTGCCCCAAGTCTTGGAGCGGACGCGACGACCCGCAGCGATCTCGTCCCTGCGAGTCTCCCACGCGATCTTGCGAGCGATGTCTACGACTGACTTCATGGCGTTTCTTCCTTTCTGCTCCCCAAGAGGGGAGGGAGAGGGGGAAAACGAGCCACAGGTGGAAGTGAGCCGTATGTGGCTTACTTCTTGAGAACGATCTGCATGAGCAGGTCGCGTTCGATCTGCAACTTCTTGATCTGCTCCTCCATGTTTCGCAGTTTCGCCCGCAGGGAGTTGCATTCCTGCTGCAAGCGGTGGTTTGCGTCATGTACGGAGAGTTCGCGTTCCTCCAGCGTGACCGTATCGACCACGCTGTAGCCACTCCTGACCGGGTCTGGCTTGGTGTTCTTCCACCATTCTTCGTTCATGGGGGTTCCTTTCTGTTCCAACGGCTTGGCGGGGAGGGGAAAAAGAGGATTTGTTCCCCTAGATTCCCTTCCCCGCGAAAAGCGGTGCGCGGTGCGGTGCTTCGGTGCTAGCGGCGCGGTGGGTTGAAGAAATGGTTGCTTGCGTAGCCCATTCCAAGGAACCCAGCCACCACTACGGGATTGGCGTCTAGCCAGTTGATGAATGCCCACATGATGGCGGCAGACACGGTGAACGCCACACAGATCACTACGGCGATTCGAATCATTCCCTTACCCATTCTGTTGCTTTCCTTTCTGCCCCAAGCAGTGCGGTGCGAGGGGAAAAAGAGAGGGAGGGAGCCTTTCGACTCCCTCCCCTTCTCTTGTTCACGACACCGTGCAGCGCGGTGCGAACGCTTCCGCTTCCTTGCGTGCTGCGTCCGACACCCACGCGGGGTAGTCGTAGTCCTCGCCGTCGTTCTCACCGGAGGGGGAGATGTAGCCGACGATGACCACATCGCCCACGACGATGTCGATGCCCTTGCCGAATGCGTTCTCGTAGAGGCGCGTAGCGACGAGGTTAGCGGGCAGACCGTTGCACTTGCCCTCCTCGTTGCAGTACATCATCGCGCCGTTGCCCAAGTCGATGCCTTCGATCCAGCCACCGACACCCGACTGGAGGGACTCCAGACCCGTGTTCTCGCGCTCCTCCACCTGACCGTTCATCTTGATAACGAGCATCTTCTTCATCTTGCGATCCTTTCTGCCCCTTTGGGGCTGTGTCCTAACGGGAGCGGGGAAGGGGGAAAACGAGGCGGTTGCCTAGTTTCCTCCCCTGTTGACGATGAGTTCCCCGCTGAGCAGGGACTTCACCATCTCCTCGTGATACCGCTCCGCAGAACGGAATCCCTCATCACGCGCAGCGTCAGCCGCCTTGATGCGCTCACGGAGTTGAGCATTCTCCTCCTTGAGTTGAGCGTTCTCAAGGATGGTCGCCTTGATCGTGTCGCAAGCCATGAAGATGCTGAGGAGGGTGTCGTTCATTGAAGTACCTTTCTTGTTGCCCGAAAAACTACCCGACTGGGGGAAAACGAGAGGAAGGACAGGGGAGGATGTTGCCATCAACTCCCCCATCCCTTCCGGGGGTTCAGATCATTCCCAAGATGCGGAGCCACGACTTGGGGTGATCGGGTTCCACATCGTCGCCCCACGGCGTTTGGCACACGGAGTCGAACGCCATGAAGTTGAGTTCCTCCGTAGACGGGACGGGGAACCACTCCCACTCGCCTTCCTCGTTCTTGAGGTACTTGTGGGAGATGATGCCATCGTCACGACGGCAGTAGCCATCGGGAGTCTTGATCCACCTTCCGGTGCTACGCGACTGGAGGTGGGTGGGCTGACCGTGACCGTTGTTGTCGGAGTAGTCAGCGGGCTTGTCGGTGAGGTTCACATACTTGGGCTGCATGAGTTTCCTTTCTGCCCCAAGCGGTGCGAGGCAGGGGGAAAACGAGGCGGCTGCCTAGAATGCGTCAGCCTTGAGGCAATCGGGGCAGAACTTGAACCACTCCCACGATTCATCGGGATAGTCGTACCTGCACTCCGTGAGGGCATCGGGATCGAATGACCCGTCACACCCGTCACATCCGCACTTTGTTCCGCTTGTGGTTGAGGACGAGTTGTCGTTGGGCTTCATAGGTTGCCTCCAGTTGTTCGTCTGTCATTCCCGTCACGAAATGGAAGTAGGAAGGGGTGATGACTCTTGGGCTACGAGCCTCGCACTCCCTGCATTCCGTCCATCGTCCTGCGTTGGGGTCTTGGTGAACCTCTCCGCACTTGATGCACTTGTTGGGATACTCCATCACGCATCCTCGTCAATCACGGTGAACGAACCGACCGTGTTGCCGTTGGAGTCCATGATGGCGTGGTTCCTCATGTCGCCTCGCGCCACCTTGCGCGCAAGACTCTCAAAGACGCGGGACACCTCGTTGAACTCGTCCACATGGAAGGCGTCGTTGTTCAGGTTGATCGTGACTCGCAGTTCAGCCATTGGGGGAAGTTCCTTTCTGCCCAAAAGTCTACCACGGTGGGGGAAAAAGAGGGTTTAGTAACCCTCCTCGCGCTTCGTGGCGATCAGTTCGCCGTTCATGTCTCGCAGCATGAGGATGTTGAAATCGGTGGGCGACGGGAAGTTGAACGGAGTAGACCAGCACTCCATCTCCATTCCGGGCTTCACATCAGCCCACGGGAAGCACGACTTGATGCGGGCAGCATCGGTGTAGACATCGTGGAGGTACAGACCGTTGATGGGGGAAGTTCTCTTGTCCATGCTAGAAGTTTGTCGGCAAAGGGGGAAAAAGATAGCGGGGCGGGGGAAAGGAAGTACCCCGCCCCGCAGGACGCAAGAAGATTAGAAAGTTTCCGACCCGTACATGGGATCGGTGTAGAACTCGTTTGGCTCCCACATTGGCTCGTCAGACGGCTCCTCGTAGAAGAACTCGCCGCCGTCGTAGTTGTCCTCGTCAGAGGGGTCTAGCGATGGATCACTCATCGTTACCTCCAAACAACTCCTCCCAACCTTGCGGGCTGGTTCCGCTGATGATGAACTCACGATCCTCGCGGGAGAGGTAAGGGAACGCAAGTTGCGCCAACTTGCCGCCCTTCCACGCATCCCAATCGGTGCGGCGAACGCTGACGCTGTACGGTTCACCCGTCACGACACACGGACGCTTGATGTCAATCCACTCGCTCTCATCTTGCGAAACGATGAGGCGACCAATCTGCTTGTAACCCATTCGTTGTCTCCTTTCGACAACCCAAGAGGCGGGGAACAGGGGGAAAAAGAGGAAGGGAGCGCATTCACTTCGGAACGCACTCCCTTCGCAGAAAGGATTAGTTGTCGCAATCTGTGCAGATCGGTACGCCCATTGTACCAACTGCGGGGAACTTGTCAATCCCGTTGATCAGTCCGCCACACTTGTCGCAAGTGTCCTTCAGCCAAGTTCTTACCTTCGTCACTTCCACGAACCCGGCTCCGTTGCCTTCGGGATCACGCAAGGCAATCACCTGATACACGGCTTCGGGTCGCGTCACGATGAAGCCGCAGAACGGATCACCATGCGGGTCGCTTTCATCGTAGATGATCTTCGTGATCGTTCCACCGATGAGAGGTTCAAGCATCTGAATGTAAGGGTTCGACTTCACGCCGTTGCCTTCCTGCGCGACTTGCTGCGCTTGCCCTTCATGTCCTTGTGGCACAGGTAGCCAATCAAGGCAAGGTTCGATCCGATGAGCATGAGGATGATTGTGTCCATGCCGCAAATACTCCGGTTGAGGGGGAAAAAGAGGGGAGGCGCACTACTTGCCTCCCCTCCGTTCCGGGGGTCTGTTAGGCGGTTGCGACCGGGAGGTTATCCCCCGTCACGGTGGCATCGCCCGCCACTTCGATGCGCGTCTTGCCGGAGCGCACCTTCTGCACGAATGCGCCCATCTCCTCAAGCCGCTTCGTGGTGGACTCCTTCAGCGACTCGCGCAGCACCTTGCGCTGCTTGTCGTTCATCTCCATGATCGTGGGGATGCAGTCGATCACGGCATCCTGCGTAACCCCGTTGATCTTGGACATGAGAACCGCCACGAGCGTCCACGGGCAGAGTTCCTGCACGGCGGTGTAAGTCTCGTCCGCACCCTTGTCGGCGGTGAAGTTGAACGCCACTTCCACGCGACCGGAGGTGAAGCCTTCGGGGAGGTTGAGGAGTTCCTTCACGATCTCCGCAGCACCCTTCGACTTCACATCGAGGCTGATCTTCGTCATCGTCATCGTTCGTCCTTTCTTGTTGCGTCTGCTGCCCACGGCGGGCAACACCGCAACCCCACCGGGGAAGGGGGAAAACGAGGCGGCTGCTTACTTCTCGTCCTTCTTCGCCGCATCCATCAGGTCAGCGATTGGATCTTCAGGAATCCCCGTTGCACACTCGTCAACAAGGTTCCAGATGTAGTCAAACAGAGCATCGCAGTTGTGAGACATATCTTCAATGACACGCTCTGCGCGCTCCTCGCTGCAACCAAGATGGTCAGCGACATCAAGGGCAGTTAGGTCGATGGTGAACACACGCCGCTGCTGCTTGAGGAGGAAATCAGCGGTTTGCTTGTTTGCAGGATGCGTCATTTCTTGCCTTTCTTCTTGGACTTTGCTGCGTCTACGAGATCGTCAAGGGGGTCAGGGTCGTAATCAGCGATGTAGGCATCGACAAGATCGGAGAACACGCGGAACATATGTCCTTCGCGCTCCTCCTCTGCCATCACTTCCTTCAGAATCTTTCCCGCGATTTCTGCGGTAATGGACTTGTCTTGATGACTTGCAGAGTCGATTACAAAGTTTGGACACACATAGAAGCAGCAGATGTGCTGATCTCCTCCAAACTCCTTCTCCAAACGCTTGAGTTCAGCGATTGCCTTCTTGATCTTCATTGCGGTGCCTCACTTGGTTTCCATCGTCTGAAGCAGTGCCATGCTCTTTGTGAAGTCATCAGGTCGCATGATCTTGCCCTTCGTGAACAAGTCGGGATGTCGGTGGGTGAGGATCATCCACGCATTTCCGCTCTTGTTGTGTTCGGTGCTGACATACCAACAGTAGAACCTGCGGTGCATGGTCTGTCCGTTCGGATACAGAACCATAGCAATGTGCTGACCGCTGTAGGTCTCCTTCATCATCGCACGGAACTCATCCGTCTGAAACGCAATCGCGTTTGGGTCGATCTCGTCATTCTCAAGAGATGGGAGCATCTCGTTGAGGACATCAATCGTTCCTACGGTGCACGATGCGAGAGTTGTCATGCGTTCGTATACCAAGTTTCTGATCGGGTGCTTTGCGTCCACGATGCAACACCTCCTTCGGTGGGGGAAAACGAGGCAGTTGCCTTACTCCACTTCCACCCACTTCATAACGGTGACAAGAAGTTCATCGTAGTTGCCCTTCGTTGCCTCTGACATGAAGTTGTCGATCTCGTTGCGAGGAACGCCGCCACGCTTCATTTCCCTCTGAACGCGACCAAGAATGGCGAAAGCGTTGCCGTCCTGTCCAACCAGTTGCACGGTGATGTTTGGGTACTTGGGTTCCATATCAGTCTCCATCAGGTGAGTTGTCATCGGGCATCCCGTCATAGCGGGGGTCAGTCCAATCAGGACACTTGTCGATAATCATGTCTTGGATGATCTCGCTGTCGTTGATCTCGTTCAGCCATTCGTACAGGTTGATCCCGTAGTCAGAGAGAACACCGCTGACGAAATCCGGGTTGAACTGTTGGCTGTTGGTAGCGGTCAGTACGGTTCCGCTGTCGTTGGAAGCCTTGATGCCTTCAACGCCGTACTCCACCCACTCCCATCCGCCACCGATGTCCACACCACGCGCTCCCCAGAACTCGTAGGCTCCGATGCCGCCACGCACCCACTCGTACTTGACCTTCAGGGTCAGGTCGATCTTCCAGCCCGGTGCGGACTTCAGGGAGATACCGTTGAGGATGATGTCCGTTTCGCGCTCGTAGGTTGAGTTGCTCATGCTCCAAGTCCTTTCGGGCAGGGGGAAAACGAGGCGGCGGGAGTATTTCATCCCGCCACCCCATTCCGTCGTCAGTCAACGCCCACTCCGGTTGTCTTGATGATTTCGCCATCCTTGTAGGTGACGCTTCCGCGACCGATACACCCCGGCTCGTAAAACGAGAGCAGGATGTTCGCATCGGGGAACATCTCCGACAGTTTTTGGATCACGGGTTCAGGAGGTGCCCATGCGGTATCAAAGGAGTAGATCATTGAACCCTTCTTCTCCTCAAATCCGATGTCCTCTCCGTTCACCGACCACTTCGTGCCCCAGTTGTTGACACGCCAGTTCCACCACTCTGGCATACCCTTCTCTTCCTTCTTGGACAGACGCTCAAGAATCTCCGCAGATGACATCTTTGCCTTGCGGCGCGGATCTTCCGGGTCGAGAATCTCGTCAGGCTGCGGAATGATGCTGTGGAAGCAGAAGATGCTGTCCACACAGGTGAGTTCGCCATCCTCTCGCTTCTCAAAGTTGAAGGGGCGAACATACTCCTTGCCCTTCAGCGTTTCCTTGATCGCTGCGAGAGTTGCGGGCTTTGCCTTGATACGAACCTTGTTCAGACACCAGTTTGGCATGAGTTTCCTTTCTGCCTCAAAGCGGTGGGCGGTGGGGGAAAACGAGGCAGTTGCCTTCTTTACGCCACTTGCGGCTCCTCAATGGGAGAGAAGTAGTCAAAGATTGAAGCCAACTTGCCCCAACGCTTGCGGCGCGACAAGAATCGGTGCAGCGCAAGAGTCACGGTGCAGTCACGGACGCAATACTCCATCATTTCATCGGAATACTGCGAGAACGGATTGGTCTTCTTGTTGAACAAACCCTTGTGGATGCCCAAACGGAATCCCCAAGTCTCCAACTTGTGCCGACCACGCTGACCTTCGGGAACCCGATCCTCACGGTACCCGTTGGGGAACAGTTCCTTTGCCATCTTCTGCGTACAGGTGATGACAACTTCTTTGGGGAACTTTGCCCCAATGTAGGACTCAATCACCTGCACATCGAACTTCGCGTAATGAGCGATGACTTCGTTCGCTTGGTTGAAGATCCAAATGATGCCGTCACGGACTCGCTCCTCACGGAACCGATACACCTTGTTCGTGTCTGCGTCAATGGCGACAAGACAATGAACGGACTTCAGGGAACTGAAGTCACCCTTGTGCCAAGCATCAAAGTTGATGGCGTTAGTTTCGCAATCAATGACGAATCTTCGGGTGCGGTGTGCCATGCCTCAAGTCCTTTCGGGCAGGGGGAAAAAGTCAGTCCATCCACCTGCCATGCTTGAACAGGTGCCAAATGCGGTGCCGCAGGATTGCCCATCCAAGACTGATCCACGAATGGGCGACATACCTACCTTCGGGGCAAGCCATGCAGTAGGTGATCTGCTTCTGCTGAAGCGGGAAGTTGGAATAGGGGTCGTTCATGGTTAGTCCTGCATATTGATTTCGGGTTCAAACGGAACGCCAGCCTTGTCAAGCATGGCGTAGAAAGTCTCGTCCACGGCACCGAACAGGTACATCACATCGTCAATCTCGTCCGCGCTGTAGGGGGTTCCGTTGAAACCATCGTCAAGAATCTGCTTCACTTCGTCCCACGCATTGACGGCAGCGCGCATGGAGATGTCTGAACCCGTGAGGGACTGCTGAATGTTGTCAAAGTGAGTACGGATAGAGTTGCACCACTTGCGATCCTTCTCGTTCATCTTGATGAGGGCAGCACGGAGGCTCCCGCATCCGATCAGGACGGTAGCGATGGCAAGACGCTCAGGGACATTGGGCTTCATGTGTTTCCTTTCGTTTACTGTGACAGTTCCGTGTCACATTCGGCAAGAACTTCGGAAAGAGTCGTAGCAGGGTTGATCTTTGCTAGATCATTCATCTGCTGCTTGATTTCTTTTCTGACCGCTTCGGGGTTGTCCCACGAATCAAGCCACTCGCTGTCATTCAAGACACGCTTCAGCGCATCGTATGCAATCTTCAGGATGTTGAAGCCGTAGGGAGTAACTCCACGGCAACCGGAGAGAACCGCGATGGTGATTCCGGCAGCAGCACGAATCTCATCGTGATTATTGCCTTCAAGACCCTTCTTGACCTTGCCCCAAAAAGCGTCGTCGATCACGATGCCAGCCCAATCAAGAGCGTGATCGTTGTCGAATGCCTTGTATCCCCATGCGCCCATAGTGAGTTCCTTTGTGTTGATGACCTGTGCTGCCCCAAACCCGGCAGGGGAGGGGGAAAACGAGGGAGTTGCTTAGTCCTGCTTTGCCGTATTTAGAAGTTCATCAATGGGATCAATCAACCCATCCTCAAGAAGAACATCGTACAACTTCCTGTAACGACCTTCTGATGTGGGCTTTACAAGCCACTCCTTGTTGTGGCAGTCGTACAGGTAAATCCATTCAGCCCAAACACTTTGGGCAAGTGACTTGAGTTTCCGGTTGTCCTTGAGGATTCGCGCTTCACAACCCTCGTCGCCACGGTCACGCCCGAAAGCCGTACACCATCCATTGTCGCTTCCGACCTTATTGAGAGGATCGGTCATGTCATGCTTCTCGCCCAACTTTTCGCGGAGGCTTGACAGGTCGCCAAGAGACATGAGGGCTTCAACTTGCTCAACCGTGTTGTAGCAGTTGTAAAGAATCATGCCGTTGTTGCTGATGTACCCGTCCCAATGGCAATAGATCGCCTTGATCTCGCCGTTGGTCAGGGTCATTCCGATCATGCTTCGTGTAGCCATGCTGCAACCTCCCCATCTAAGGGGGAAAACGAGGCGACTGACTAAACCTTCTCGCCCATCCGCATGAATCCCGCATCCATCTTCTGCACATGAAGCAGTGCCAGTAGAGGATCGGTCACGCCAACAAGCGGGTGCAGCATCCTGCGGTTCCAGTCATGCCGCATCCACTTGTGCAGGACATGCTCCGTCACCTCGCACCAACCCACCGAAAGGCAGATGAAGTGACGGGTAAGAGAGACATGCTTGCTCATGTTTGACACGCTGGCGCAATCGCCAACGGACATGGAACGAGCATTGAGAGGAGTCGTTTCCTCGTGGTTCATGTTGTAGAACAACTGATCCAGACACTCCTCCACGGTGGGAAGGTCGAACTCCCAACTGTGACTACCTTCGCCCTCGTTGCCGCCCAGATGAGCCACGCACTTGTACGCCATTGTTCTTGCCTTTCTGCGTTGTGGTTGAAAAAACCGGACTCGTTGGTGTTACCAGGTGTACCGTTGGAGGGGGAAAAAGAGACTTCAGCCTGCTCGTCTTTATCGACTTGGAATAAAGGCTCCTCATGCCTCAACCTGCACGGATGAGGGGGAAAACGAGGCAGTTGCCTTCTTTGCCATCGCGTGGAGTTGCATGAGCGGATCAGGATTCAGTCCGTCAAAGATGTCCTGCACCACATCAAGGATGATCGGCAGATCACGCATGACCGCATTTGCACCACTCAAAGGGTCAAACTCAGGACAACCTTGATTGGACTCATTCACTTCCATCCAATAGTGAAGCACGGAATCCTTTTCAGCCATGCACGGACGCCAACGAATCGTGATCCACGGGTGCGGACCATAATCCATCTTGATCTCCCACCGCACCTTGCCGTGGTTGTATGGAGCGATGATCTTGTAAGACCATCCCTTTGGAAGCCTGCCCTTCAACTTCTTGGCGACCTTGCGCTTGGCAGTCTCAAACTTCCCATTACGCGCCTGCTCCGGGGTCCACTCGTATGGGGTCATCGTTCGATAGTTGACTAGCGACATATCTCAAACACTCCGGTTGAGGGGGAAAACGAGAGAGGGGAGGGGCTTGCGCCCCTCCCCATCCCGGTCACTTGAGCATCGCCACCGCGATATCGTGAGCCTCGTTCGTCCGGTCGAACCCATCGCTGAACCGATTGCTCCACAGGCGCATCATCGGATCATCGGACTCGCCGCGCACAGAGCGGTCGTGCTGCGCCCACTTGGTCACGCTGTTCATAGCGAGCCACAGGTTGGGCGACGCAGACTTGAGAATCTGACGCTCCGTGTTCAGCGTGTCCCACCACACATCGCGGACACGCTCCGTCTTGCGGTTAGCGCGTTCGATCTTCTCGACCTTCGCCTCGTACTGCTCCGCGTTCTCGCCCGCAGAGAGTCCGGGGACTGCCTGCACGGGCATGATCGTGTTGTAGTACGCTTCGACCTCTGCATCGGTCAGAGACTTGGCGATCATCGCCTGCATCTCTGCGTCAGCCTTGTCGAACGCCGCACAAGCGATACCAAGGATGCGCTTCGCTTCCGACAGGCGGTTGAAAGCGGACTTCGTGTGGCGCACCTTGAGGCAGCGCGGAGAAGTCTTTGCCTCACCGATCATCAGGTTGAGCGTGTTCGCACAGACGATGCGGTGCATATGCGCTCCACCGATGAAGTGACGCGACCCGACCGCGTTGTTGGACAGACCGATGTACGGCTTGTTCACATCATCGCCGTTGCGGAACTCCTTGCCCAACTCAAGGTCAAGGAAGAAGTCCTGCCGACCGTGAAGCGTACCTGCCGACACGATGCGACCCGTGCCGTGCTGAAGGATGATGTCCTCCGCGAGAGACACCACATCGTCAATGCCGATCATGGTGTAGGAGTCACCGACAACGCCCACGGCGTTGCCCTCGCTCGTCACAGCCTTGAAGCCGTCCACCTTGTTGCCGTTGGGCAGCAGGAGATCGTCCATCTGCCAATCCCACGGGAACGCCTCACGGACATCCTTCGCGGAGATCGACTTGCGATCCTCGCCCAGCCCGTGCCAACCCTTGTCGCCCTCAATCAGCATCCGGTCGCGGAGAGCGCCGTCAGTCACGATGTTGTGTGCCATATTCGTCCTTTGTTATGACTTTTGTTCAGGCTTGCCATTCAAGCCGTCTGCCCTAACCCCACCGGGGAAGGGGGAAAACGAGGCGGCTAGGCAGTTTAGCCCCTGTCTCGAAACTGTCAAGACAGAGTATATCAGATTCTTTCAATCAGGATGAATGTCTACGACATCTTCACGGCAGCCCTCAGACATCCCATGAGCAGCCTGTCTGAGTTGAATAATCGGGACATCGGGAGCGATGTCTGACTGCTCAGACCGCTTCATGTTCTCCTCCTTCTCATCGCCCCAAGGAAGTTCCCAATGATTGGCGCAGACGGGTCCGTAGCCCTTGATGAGCGACCTGCCATCGCTCAGACCCATCCCGCAGAAGCAGCAGCAGCCGCTCTTTCTGCCGTACTCAGAGCCAACCGTCAGGGGGTCCTTGGCAAACACTTCCATGAAGTCCATGACGTTCTGAGGAACGAACCCGTGGCGACCCTGAAAGAGTCCACTTGGAGTGATCTTGCCGCAATACAAGCCTTCGTACTTGACGTAGAAGCACCCTGCGTTGGGGTGAGGACTGCTGCCCTTCATGGCAGGAGCCATGCTGATGGTCAACTTCTTTGTATCCAAGATGAAGGACAACTTCGGTCGCTTCATACCGCGAGAAATCGGACGGGCAAACAGATCAACAATGCCCTTCAGTGCCGCAGAAGCAACCTCCTGCTTCGGTGCCTGAGTGACACGAACGATCTCCTCAGCACACGCTCTCTGCTTGGGAGTCCAACGCCCCCACTTGCCGTGAGAAGCAACGAGAGACTTGGCAAAGTCGCTGCCGTTCTGATTCAAGACGGAGATGATGGTGTTGTCGTCCATGATGCAACATCTTCCTTGGCGGGGGAAAAAGAGTCTGCCCAGTCAGAGAGAGTCTTGACCTTGCTTACTCCAATCAGGAAGTTCATTCCACCATTGTCGGTGTCGCACATGGCGTAGAGTGCTTCAAGGCATTGAAACACACGATCCATTTCGGTGGCAGCAAGCAGTGCCAGTTGAGTGCTGACATGAGATGCGGTGCCTTGGTCAGCCCAGTTGCTCAGGCTCCACACACGGTCACCGTTTGGGTACAGGAACAACTTGAGGTATGGATACCCCTTGTGCGACTTTGTTGGTCCAAGGTACTTTGTCGCAGTCACCCAGTACTTGTCGTACTTGTCTATGACAATGGGCAAGCCCTTGCGGAACATTCGTGGGTTTGCTGCACGCTTGAAGGACAAGCGCAAACGCCACCCATCAGGAACCTTGTTCCTGAGGATGCGACTTGCCTTTGCGCGGATTTTCTTTTGCGCGGGCGTTTGATAGCCGTACCGTGCCATGCCACAACCTCCCCCGGCAAGGGGGAAAAAGTCAGGAGAAGTCAACTCCTTCAAGCCCGTGAGTCTCTGCTGCGAATGCGGTGGCTCGCTTGTGCAGTTCAGGATCGACTTGCCCCACATACTCCATGCAAGTCATGGAGAAGAACAGCATGGCAGACAGTTCCTTGATCTCTGAGTTGCTTTCGCCTTCGATCAGTTCCTTCAACCGGTTCCTGATTTCGCTATTCATCGTTGTAGTACCCCGATTCTTCTCGTTCAAAAAACGGCTCACTTGCATCGTAGCCGACTTCCTGAACTGCCTGTTTGATAAGCAGCCGCATCAGGTGACAGTCCTCAAAAGACACCTTCGCCTCATGCACAATGGGAATGAGTGCCTGACGAGCAGACTCTACAGCATCATCAATGTCGATGCAAAGTTCGCGCTCCTCACGCTTGAGGAAGTCGTAAACCTCGGACTTGATGTGAGGCTCAAGATGGGCAGTTGCCATCTTGTTGAGTAGTTCTTCGCTGCTGCTCATCCTTATCCTCTGCAATCTCAAGTAGTTCTTCAAGCGGGTCTTGCCTCATCCAACAGGTAAGGCAGACCACTTCGATGATCGGTCCATCACCAAGTAACACCTCGCCGCACTCTGAGCATTCAATGGTTGCATCCGAATCAACTGCATCGCCATATCTCAGACGCCATTGTGCTTCCTTTTCTTGCTTTCGCCGCGACATGGCTCAAACCCCGGTGCGGTGGGGGAAAACGAGGCTTTACCAATCGTATGAGGCAAGTTCAGAAACAATCGGACCATCACGATCAAGACGCACACCCGCAAAACGGTTGTGATGCGCCCACATAATGATCTCAACTACGCTCTGACTGAAACCCCAATCAAGCACTTCAGTCCGCTGTCTTGCTGTAAGCACTTCGGTAGCAAGAAGTGGCAGGATAATCCCACCTTCGTAATGGAAGGTGGTCAGCGGATAAGTGGTTACTTTCTTGAAAAGAACGTTGTCATCAGGCGTGATGTGCGCCGTTGAGATGACAGCGATCCTGTCAATGTCTGCTTTCATACGAACTTGATTTTCATTTCAATGATAGCGCCGTGTGAATCGCGCTTCACATAGACGGGATATGTGCCATCTCCGAAAGCGGTGCGCGTTGCGAAAGCCATGCCATCGCCACCAAAGTTGCCGCAACCATCCTGCGAAAGCGTGACTTCACAAGCACCCGCATAGTTCAGGTCAGGCTTTGCCCCAAACTCACTCTCAAAGTCCTTCTTGATGTAGCAGGGGTCGATGAGCATGACTTGACCGCTATCGACACCGATGTATCCGACCTTTTCAAATCGTGGCATTTTATTTCTCGTCTGTCAAAGATTGCGTGAAGTTCTCAAGCAAACGCTGCACGGCATGGTGGAGCGACTTCTTGAATACATCGTCTGATTCCTTTGTGCGAATCATCATCATCGACTGATGAACAGCCTTCAGTTCGGGAGCCGTAAGGAGATCACCAAAGGACTTCATTGAAGCCCTACTGATGACATCAGATAGAGCCATGACAGCGGTAACCGCCTTTTCCTCACGATCCTTGATGTCGGGAAACTCTCCTGTGGCGATCTGATGCCACTCAAGGAACGCTTCCTTTGCCTTATCAAGAGAATGTTGGATTGTCGCTGGCTCTTTCATGCTGCAACCTCTTGCTTGTAGGGGGAAAACGAGGACATCACTCCTCGCTCTCCTCCTCGTCATCTTCGTACTCATCCTGCTCGTAGTCGTGAAGGTGAACTGACCACTTCTCAAGGTCAATCTTCATCATCTGCGAGTAGGTGTTCCCATCTCCTGCGCCGGAGTCATCAAGGAAAGCGTACAGAATGTCCCGTGCTTCGACTCCCGTTTCGTTCTTCAGCCAATCAAAAAGTTCACCGTAGAACTTCTGCAAAGTATCCCACTTGTTGCTGTTGAGTCGCTTTTCATCAGCCTTCGACAGGGCATCAGGGAAGAAATCGACCGTAGGAGCGCCTTCGTCATAGGAAGTTTCATCCCAACCACCGCTGTATTGGAAGTCAAGAGACTTCACGCCACGCGACATAAGAGCGAGGATCGCGGGAGGAATAGCCGCGTTGTCGCGGCGATACCAAGACTTTTCCCCTTCGGGTGAAGCCAACTTGTTCAAAGTCTCAAGAACCTTGCGCCGCTCCGTATCAGGAATAAGAGACTTGGGCATGAACTTCCAAGAGTTCGGAGAGTACGAGATGATCTGCTCTGCGAACTGCTCGGGCTTCGCGTTCGTGTCAATCTTGACTTCCTCATCAGAGCAAATGCTAATGAGTCGAACAATGGTCTTGCGAGTCTGCGGCTTGTTGAAATGAGCAAGCCAATCAAACTTGGACTCGGATGCGGTCTTGACGGTCTTGGTAGCCTTCTTCTTTGCCATGTCTCAAGTCCTGCCGTGGAGGGGGAAAACGAGTCAGCCCTTACCTAACTTTGCTATCAGGTAGGTTGACTTTATCTCTTTGTTATTTCTAAGCGATTTCGGAAGTATGTTGTATATGCCGGGATGTGCGGATACTAGTCTACAACATTCAGCAATGTTGTCTAGCGGAATCCGCTGTGTTTCCTTGCCCGATTTATCCACCCCGACAATATCACCGTTTTTGCCCAAGAACAGAACGCCATCCACCACAGCAAAGGTGTTGGATCGTTCTTTTTTCATTTGAATGAGACTGATGGGACTTGAACCCATGACCAATCGGTTAAAAGCCGATTGCTCTACCAACTGAGCTACAGTCTCGTTACCTATTGATATCCCTTTCAAAACTCATCTGATACGGGATATCAACTTTTAGGTCAACTTTCTGTAGTCACAGGCTGTCCAATAACTTCGTGCTGATTCGGCTCACACATACCGCCTTCAGCAGAGTCTTGCTCCTTGCTCAAAGCCTTTGCGCCACGGATCATCCACGAACGCAGGGGGAGTTCCTTGAGCCAATCTTGAAGCGTGGGAATCATACCCATGTCCTCAAGAACGTGCTGTTCGCCAAGCATTCGGGTGGGGACAGGCTTGCCGTCTGACTTGCGAACGATCACCTCACCAAAGACTTGCTGCGCCATGTAGATGCCGAAAGACGAATGGAGAACAGAGCGGTGACGCGCATCGGGAAGATGAGCCTTCGTCTGATCGAACCATTCATGTAGAGCGATGTAATCTTCCGGCTGACCACCAAACTTCTTGGCGGAACTCTTGGCGTGGTAGTAAGGGTGGCTCATGTCGTAAGTTCCGGTGCGGTGGGGGAAAACGAGGGTCTACCGATCTCCTGCCATCGCATACATATGCTTGTATGGACGCAGTTCACGATTCCTTCTGACCATGCCATCAATGTACTGATACGCATGGGGTCCAAGTTGTGCAATCTTCTTGCAGAAGTCAACATCCTTGCGTAGACGATTAGAGGCACACAGGAAGTTGCGAGGGGCAATCTTGCACATTCCGTACACGATGTCCTCGTCATCAGCCCATTCGTCAAAGGCTGACAGAACCATGTCAGTACGACTCCAAGCCTCATCAGAAATCGGGATGATTACACCTTTGTTCGTAAGGACAAAGTTGCAGTCAAACTGCTTCACTCCATCCTCAAACACAGGAGTGATGCTGCCTTCGCACTTGTCTCCACGGAATCTGCCGTTGATGCAACGCAGAATGGAGTTATCGTCAAGCAAGAATGCCTGATTGTCGTTAGTGAAATGATCCGCTGATGCAACTGCACGATGAATAGGGCTTTCCTTGTCCTCAACGGCAGCGATACTCATGGAGGTACTCCACTTGTTGTTGCCCCTCATGGCAATATGCACACCCCTTCCGTCCCTATAGATCAGGCTTCCATCGCTGAATGAAGCCCAAATGCAATCACTTACGGTCTTGCACTTCCAGTCACAACTCTTGTCGCTATCTGAACCGTTCTTGTCCCAATAGTAAAGGAGACTGCCATCTTCACCCATCATGTACCCGCTGTCTCGCGCAATCGCAGCAGACTTGATTGCAGGAAATGACTTAGCGTGTTGGAAGAACATGGTCGTTGACGGACCTTCTTCACGCAAGAACATGGGAACGCTCGTTCCATCCGTTTGAGTAAAGAGAATGGTCCCCCATCCAACGCACATGATGTTCTTGAAAGTACGGTCAAATGGGATAGAGTCCCATTGACGCTTCTTGAATGTACCCCAAGCGTACAGTCTGCCCGTGTTATCAATGGCGAAAGTCATTCCCCACATGGTCACGCACTTCACGATGTGACCGATGTGCTGAGGAGGAGCGTGGAAATACTTGTTGCTGATGCTGCCGACAATCACTCCGTTGGGAGAAATCTTCGTGTACGAGTGACACCCCTTGGAGTAGAAGCCAAAGGCTCCCTCACGACCCGCTTCTCCGACCATGCGAATGCTGCCATCACTCAGGGTGAATGCGGCGGCGCTGTGTCCGCTGAAGAAAGAATCGACCTTGATGCTCATACCTCAAACCCACGGCTAGAGGGGGAAAACGAGAAGGGTCAAGTAGTCAGTTTTTTGCCAACTGACACCAAGATGTCATCAACTGACTGAACAAGATTGTTCTTGTTGGAAATACTCATTTTTTCCGCGAAACTTCTGCGAACTGCCATCTCTCCCTCGCAGGTGACATTCAACTTGAGAATGTCAACATGGATGGTGATTGCCACATTCCTGTACGCATACGAGTTGATGAGCCAATCATTGATGTCCCAAGTCCAAGTCTCGTAGTCAAGATCAATCGGCTTGTTCACATCCTTGAAGAAGGTGATGTCAATGGAATCATCACCATCAATGCCTGAGCCGATGGTGTAAATGTCCATCTTGATTGCCCCGGCAGCGAGAATCAAGGCAAGAGGTTGCCACCCAAGCAACTCCCATCCTTCGTCAACAACAAGGCAAAACTGAATACCCTCCGTGTTGTGAGGCATCGCTCCACCCACACGCTGAAGCGTGAGGATGTTGTCTGCGTCATCCTTGATCTTTTCCCAAACTTGCTCAGGAATGCAAGAGATTGAGTTGGGATCGCTGCGAATCAAGGCAAGTGCATATTCCTCGTTGGAATAATCAAGCCTCAGTGCATCAAGACCAAAAAGTCGATTCAGTACGCCACGAACGGCGGGAGTTGAGAAACGATGCCCCCAATCCTTTGACTCCTTGAGGAGTGATCGGTAAGCCTTCACTACGGATGCGTTGTCCAAAACCTTGGTCATGCCGCAATCCTACCGGGAGAGGGGGAAAAAGAGTGGGACTGGTGGGACTTGAACCCACAAGACTTTTGAGGTCGGCAGATTTTAAGTCTGCTGCGTATGCCGATTCCGCCACAGTCCCGAATGGCTCCGGTGGGGGTCGAACCCACACGCTTTTTACGGCGGCGGATTTTGAGTCCGCTGCGTCTGCCAGTTCCGCCACAGAGCCTTCAACGATTTATCGGTTCAAGGAAATCGGTCGATGGCAAAAAAGTAGGCAGTCCAAACAAAATGAGGCTGCATCCACTTTGGAGTATTGCTGATCCACCAATCCATGATCGGTTCAATGTTGGAATACCACTTGCGTTCAAACATTGACCGCCACCTCGCCCTTACACATCGGGCAAACAGGGGACTTTGCGACAAAGCGGAACTTGCACGGCTCACACTCGTAGTCGGAATCATCGCAATCATCGGTGATCGCGCTGACAGCGGCAACGACAATCGGCTTCGCCTTGGCGGTCTTGTCCTCACGAATCTCATAGATCATGCCGTCCTTGCGGGGGCATTCACGATGATCGTGACCTTCGATCACAAGTTCCTTGTTCTTGGTGTTGTCTCCAACAAGGACAAGATGGCGACTGCCTTCATTGTCGCTCACACAGATTGCATAACCATTATTGCCGCCATCGGCGCTCTCAATCGACCAACCATCGGGAAGGCGAATGTTTCCGAAATGCTCTCCAACGACAACGAGTTCACGCTTGGAAACAACATATCCATAGAACTTGTTTGCACAGATCACATCGGTGACATCACCCGCAATCTCCGCAATCTGCTGAGTTCCCGTGTGGGTGCGGGTGAGCAGATATGCCCTGTCATTCACATGGGCGATTGCAATGGTCGTGGTGTTGGGGTCGCCGCAACGAACCTTGGTAACTTTACCGGGAAGTCCGCTCAGGCTGCAAATGCTGCCACGAATGACGGAGATCGAACCCTTGAGATCATCAACAACGAGAGTCCCGTTGTCATCAATGTCAAAGTCTCCGATGTTGGAGTCAAAGGTGAACACACCTTCATCCTTAGCCGTCTTGGAGTAAATCGTGGACGGGAGAACGCTGTACGGCTTCTGATCGCCAAACACGGCAATCCGATGCTTTCCGTCACCGTACTCAATGGTCGCAGCGGTGTAGTTGCGAGAGCAGCGAACGGTCTTGAACTTGCCACGACTGTTCAGATTGCCGCTGTTCAACTTGCCACCAAGCGCGTTGCCAATGGTGAAAAGACTGCCGTTGGAGTCAACGGCGGCAGAGTGAGAGAAGCCACAGGCTGCGCTCACGAACTTGCCAACCGGGAAGTCCAACTTGCTCTTGGCGCGGCTACCCCACCCAAGGATGCTGTCACCAATAAGGGCAGCAGAGTGAGAGTTGCTGACGCTGACCGAATCAACAGAGAGATTGTCGTAGATGCGTGCGGGCATATCGTAAGTTCACCGAGAGAGGGGGAAAAAGAGGTTTCTGTATTTGAGGAGAGCGAGTTCCTTTGCCTTTGCCTCAATCATCACATCGTATTGTCTGACTGGACAAAGTTCGGGAATCTCATTCACGATGTAGTCGGAATGTGCTTGGGGACGGCAACCCTCTTTAGGTTCACTATAATGAACTTTTGGAGTTTTTCCGTTCCAAGTGGAAAGAGCGATGTCTGCTACGGCTGTCAGTTCATCTCCACCTGTGTTGAGCGAGTGGTGATGAATGTCAAGAACAAGTGGAATACCTGTCTTTTCATGCACCGGAAGAAGGTCACGAATCGTCCACATTCCCTCCTTGTCATCGTTTTCAAGCGTCAGCCTTGATTGAGCGCGTGGAGAAAGTCGGGAGAAGTTGTGGACAAACCGCTCTGCACACCCTTCCTTGCCGTCATACACACCACCAATGTGGATGTTGATTGGGAAGTCATCCATTCCAAGAAGATCGCCAACCATTGAGTGCATCTCCACGCACAGCAAGGACTTAGCGACAACTGCCTCATCAGGGGATGCAAGACAGGTGTATGGACCGGGGTGCATTGACAGCCGGATACCATGCTCACGGGCAAGGTTGCCGACATTCTGAAACACGCCCTTGATCGTGAACGCAGTAGCGAGGTCATCAAGACCGTACTTCAGTTCGGGATGATCCATGAACGGAAACATCCCTGAACCAATGCGGAAGAAGTTGATTTTATTTTCAACATTCCACCACATGATCTTGAGCAGATCACGGGAGTTCGACAGGGCAAGTTCATTTACTCGCCGCAGACTAAACCCGTCCATCCGAAGCGTTCTGTCCGTAAAGACACGCTTGGAGACTGGCTTAGTCTCCCCGAGGGTCATATTCTGACAGGCATAACCGAGGTGTCGGATGGGCATGATCGTCCTTGCTGCCACAACCTTCCCCATCGTGGGGGAAAAAGAGAAAAAGGTGAGGGGGAGGGCGAACCCTCAACCCCTCACCCTTCCGGGGGCTTATTGAGTTTCACAAGATTGGGTCCGAACTCAGGATACGCAATACCCTGAGCGTCCAAAGAATCATAATACTGGTTCAATGAAGCACCGCTACCCGCAACAGGACTCGCATTCCTTCCAGTTACCAAGTTGTACAGTCCAACTCGCACCATCGGACTGAGGATTGGCTGAGGCAAAGACGGCGTATTATCAACCTGATTGATGATACGGCTTGTCTTTCGACTCTTACTGTATAGAGGATTGCGCTCCATGTCTATTAGTATACAAGTCTACATTCTTCTTGGTACGAAATCTCTCCATTTTTCCCAAGAAAGTTGACCATCGTAGATTAAAAAAAGATAGCCCCGATCTCCGACAATCGGGGCTACCCCATCCCTCTCTCCTTGGCTCTTACGCAGAAGCTTGTCCGATAATCTCGTTCAAGTTCTGAATGATGATCTGCGCTTCAGCATCGCCAGACTCAGCGCGCCTCTTGATTGCCCGAATCGCCCACGCAGCGCTCTTGATGAGTCCCTGCGTCTTCACTTCCTCAAGACCACGGGGGCAAGCCCATCCGTTGTCGTTGACTGAGCGAGCGTAGACACCTGGCTTGAACTCAACGGTGCTGACGGCATCTTCGCAAACGCGAACATACTGTCCTGCACTATCTCCGTTCAAAACCGCAAGGCGGTCAAGACCACCTTTGGAGTTACTTGGGCGGCGCGACATCAGCGAGCGTCTTTCTGTTTGTTCGTGCAGATGCGACTCTCAACCTGAGCCAGTTCACGGCGCACTCCATCAACATCTCTCTGGATGCTGTCTTCAACGGAACTAACGTGATTGTACATATCACGCCGATTGTTGTCAGTTTCAACATTCATCTCATCAAAACGACGAGTGAAGTGAGCGGAACTGGCGATTGCACCAGCAATGATGAAGAACTGCGAACCAAACAGAAAATACATGGAATACTGCGGCGCACTCATGGTGGCAGCAGAACCAAACAGCATTCCTGCACCGATGCTGAAAAGGATCACAGAGGTCTTGTTTCTTTCGTTCATTTTTTCTTCTCCTTGATATTCGTAAAAGTGACTAGGCATACGCCACGGTAAAAGCTTTATCCGTCTAGGCATAATGGGAGATGTGGGGTTCGAACCCACGACCAAGCGATTATGAGTCGCCTGCTCTTGACCGCTGAGCTAATCTCCCACCTAGTAATATCCAACAGATAGAGAAGTGATACGGAATCTCAACCAATCCAGACTTCTTCTTGCTTGCTTTTTTCATTCACGATCTTTTTTGCGCCATACATAAGCCTTGGCTTACTCTGACGGAAAATAGCGTTTTTGTTAGCGTGAATGGCAGCAGTCACCCCATGATCGTACCCGGTTTTGTGTCCGTCTTTGTTTCCCTGAGCGTAACCGAACTTCCAGCCAAAGTAAGCGGAAGCCACAGAGCAAATAGCGATACCGATCCCGTAAACCATTTCCATTGAATCCCTTTCTGTATTTAGTAGAAAATCCCTCGCCCAGATTTCTCTGAACGAGGGCTTGCTGAATGGAGCCGAGGGGAGTCGAACCCCTGTGTTGGCAAAAGTCCTATCGCACCTTCTCCACGCTAGGTACGAGTCCGTCGATCAAAGGAGTCCTCGTACCATGAGTCCTTTGAAAGTTCCAAATCATATAATATTAACTTCAGCGCCTTATGCGTTGGAACTTCGCAGTACGCTGATCGACACTTCAGACAGTTCTTAGAAGCAAGTGTCCAACTTCTAAGAACTTTGCTGCATCAAGCAGCGACAGCCATCAACGATTCGTTGGCGGTTGTTGTTTGATCGGCTTTTTACGAGTTGCCCATCAGCCTCGTCGTGCAGTATCGAATAGTCCTTCAGCAATCGAAACCAGTTCAGCCCCTTCACAGCCCATATTTCTATGGAACTGGGAAAAGTCCTTTACTCACGATCTGTTTTCCGCATCGCCTTCTGAGCAATGTTCTGCTCAAGACGGCTAGCAAAAGTCAGCAGATCGGCATTTGATCCATCAAGAATCATGTTGCCATTGTCATCAGAGCAGCAGTCACGGATCATGCCGATGATCTCCTCAGCAAGAGCATCGTTCATGCCCACAAGAACTCCCTGCGTGACAGGACTTGGAGGGAACACCCATCCATGAAGCCTCTGACGAGGTGTTGCATTTTCTTCAGTCAGACGAATAGACGAACTGCGAACAGAAATGTGACTCATGTTGAACTCCTTTTGTAAAAGGTAAATGAAGAATAAAACTCAGACATACATAGTATAGCGTTGGTTCAATGGAGTGTCAAGTCCATTCTGTCCACTTTTATTATGAGACTAAGCGTTCCCGACTGGGCTCGAACCAGTAACCTGCCGCTTAGAAGGCGGCTGCTCTATCCAGTTGAGCTACGGGAACAGTTTTGCGTTTAGCGCAGTCAGGACAAATCCTGGTTTTTTCATCCTTCTTGCTTGGATACCATCCGTAAGAGGCGCCGCCACTCACATCTTTGCCACACACGGTCTTGCCGTCACTAGAAATAAAATGCGTGATAAGACCCTTGATGGAGTCCCAAGCGATTCCGTTCCCAATGGTTTGCGTAGCCTGATTGATACGAGGTTCGGGCATCTCATTGGGTACTATCCAAGATTTCTCGCAAGTGATACAAAAGCACAACGGCGAGTCGCTTTTTTAGGGCGACCCGCCGTTGGAACTTTTTCAATCAGACTCAGGCGGTCTGAGCGACTTCAGCCGTCTGCTCTGCCGGGGCGTTGCTGCCCGACCAAGCATACGAACCACGCTCAGGGCGGCTGGCAAGTCCATCAGTCACCATGCGGCTCAACTCCTGAGCCACCTGAGTGTTGAGCGACTTGCTCGTAAAGCCCTGACCCTTGAGGGTTTCAGCGATGGCAGGAGCCTTCACCGGACCATTGGCGTTGCGGAGAGCGTTAGTGACCGCATCGCGCATGGTCATGCCGTTCGGGTTCTTCGCCTTGCGACCACGGCGAGAGGCGGTTGCGCCACCCTTCACCGTCTTGCGCTTGGCAACCGACCCCTTCGGGCGACCGGGACCACGCTTGGCAGCGGGGCGACCCGGACCCTTCTTCGCCTTGGGGCGACCCGGACCACGCTTCTTCTTCGGGCGACCGGGACCACGCTTCGCCTTCGGGCGACCGGGCTTCCGGTTCTTCGACCCCTTCGGGCGACCGGGACCACGCTTGCCCGTGTCCTCCTCGCCACCTTCGTTCGGGGCGGCAACCGTCGCTGACTGATCCAACTGCGTCAGCGAGTTGTAGAGGTTGACAGCCTGAAGGAAAGTGTTGCGGTCCAACTTCAACTGACGGCTGATGATGTCAGCCGGGTTCGGGGCAAGAACCATGCCCGTGTTGCTGTTCTTCATTTTGAAGAAACTCCTGTTAGTAAGAACTGCCGATTGGATGAATCAGATTGACCCTCGGCAGCGATGGATCAATATGAGCAAATCATAGAACGCTTCTTATTTGTGTCAAGTGATGTTAGTAACAAATGTAAGAAGATTCTTGATTTTTCTTATACCCCAACCTAAAGAGGGAAGGGGGAAAACGAGCGTATCGAACGGGGAGGGGGTTTTACCCCCACTCCCCGCCCGATTATTGGTCACTTCCGCTTCCTGCGAACAGGCTTGCTGTTCTTAGCATCCGCATCATTCTGCGGTCCACCCGCAGCATGAGTGACGGCTGCAACCGGAGTGGGAGTGATGTTCCACACAGCGGGATTCTCCGACCCGACAGCCCCAACGATGGAGTTGAGGATGTCGATGCTGAGGTCGCTCACGCTGAAGTCACCCGCCTTCGGAGCGGACTCGTCAACCGGAGCGTACATCCGGTCGCAGAAATCCCGTCCAAAGAGTTCCCCAAGGACAGAATCGAAAGTCTCGCTGTCGATCTGCTTGAGGTCACGGTTGTCCTTGTGAAGCGTCCACAGGCGATCCATCTCACCGATGATGAGAGCCTTGTTGATGGGCGCACCCTGACGAGTCAGATTGATGACAGCCTGAGTGAACAACTTGAACCGATCAAGACGCTTCTTGATCGTGCCGTTCTGCTCCACGCTGATCGTTCCCGTCATGCGAACGGTCGCGTCAATGGCGTACTTCTCACCACGCGACTTGTCCACCAACATGGTGTCAGCCGTGGAGTTACCCTTCATCGTCTTGCACGAACCGCTCTTAGCGAGGGAGGTACGGATCAGGGCGTGAGCCTGAGCGTTGCTGACGACGACCGATGCGTTGCTGATGGTGTTAGCCATCTTTTCTCCTTGCCACCTAAACAAGTCATGCGACTTGGTTTGTGGCTCTCAAGTGCTACTGTCAACCGGAACATCCGGCTGACTCTCCAACTTCCCCCACGGAGGGGGAAAAAGAGGGAGAGGGGCTTTCGCCCCTGTCCCCCATATTAGCCCACACCCACTTGAATGTGGTCGCCATAAGGCGGCTTGACATTCGTGGTCGTGACCCAAAGGACATCGACTTCGGGCTGATCTCCAAACTCGCCGTAGCCATCGGTGAGGTACACCATAATGTCCACGGGGACTTTCTGCTCCTTGAGGTGGTCAAACACGGGACGGAAATCGGTTCCGCCGCCGCCCTTGAACGCCGTTGGGCAGGACTGATCGGGACTGATCCAACGCCCGTCATGGACTTCCGCATCACACTCCACAAGGTAAAGAGGGCAGTTGAACTGACGGCGAATCTCATCAATCTCAGCGATTGCCTGAGCCATCTCTGACTCACCAATCGAACCGGAGGTGTCCACGGCAAAGCCGATCTTCGGGGCATCGTTGCCGTACATGGACGGCAAGTAAAGACCCTGATGGACAAAGCGGCGGTTCGGGGGCATGAAGGTGTAGTGATCCCGCAGGATGCGAGTCACGCCAAAGCGGAGGTACTGCTTGAGTGCTTCGCGCCAATCAATCTTGCTGCCCAACTTCTCCGACACGGCACGATCAAGAGACTCAGGCATATCGCCCTGCATCTTTGCACGGGCATGGCTCAAGGCGATTGCCTGATCCCAACCCTGCTCGTTGCCCTTCTTTTCGGCACGGCGATCACGGATCACGATGCCATCGCCATCGCCATCGCCATCCTCGCCCTTGTCGCTGTAGTCAACATCGCCCGAAAGCGTGTAGACCTTCACGGTCTTGGCGTTGCGGATGACATCTTCGTAAATCTCCTCAGCGGACATCCCCGCGTACTTCTTGTCAAGCAGGACACCCTTCGGCAGATACTTGGAATCGTTGAAGTTGTCCGACAGGAGGAGGTTGATGGCGTAGTCAATCGCAACATTCCAAAGCAGCGGATCACGGCTCTGACGGCGATCAATGTGACTGAACGCAGCGTGACCGATCTCATGCGCGAGGACGAACAACGCCTGATCTTCGGTCAAGTCCTTGAAGAACTTTGCTCCGAAACTGATGTTGCCGTATCGGTCAACACAGGCGGTCGGAACATCCTTGTCGGACTTGATCGACACCTTGCAGTTCTCCGCAAGCAGTCCCCAAAAGGGAAAGAAGCGGTACATACGGAACACGATGCCCTTCATGCGCTCACGGAGTTCGTTGAGTTCAGAAGGCGTGAGTCCGACATCCTGAGCGTTGTCGGCAGCAGGAGCGGCGGTTGCGGTGGAGTTGTTCTTCTTCTTTGCCATGTCCCAAGTCCTTCGGGGAAGGGGGAAAAAGAGGGAGAGGGGGAGAGCGTTGCCGCCCTCCCCCCACTCCTGCGGGGGGATTACTTCTTGATCCCGTACTTCGTCAGCAACTTCTCATGGGTCAGCACCCACTTGTGAGCAGACTTGCTCTCACACACAGCGGTCTTGACATGAGGATCGGAGGTGAGAGTACGGACAAAGAACAGACACGCGATCTCCGGGGACAGGGCAGACACGATCTCACAGCACCGATCCGCGTTCGTGGTCACGAACTTCTTGTCACCACGGGACAGGCGGGAAGCGAGAGCCATCGCCACAGCGTAGGAAATGCTGATCTTCTTGGGGTTCTCCTTGAACTCAGCCTTCTTCGCAATCAGAGCGTCAATGTCGGGCATATCCCGAATCTCCGTCCGATACGCCGTGAACTCCGCAGCAGCACCCTTGCCGACAAGAGGCTCCATGTCCTCCTGCTCGTCAAGACCCGCCTGAAGGAACTTCGACACGCGATCCCACGAACGGGGGGAGGCAAAGTTGGCGTACTCGTCCTTCGGATCGGTCGTGAGCAGACCGGGGCGGAAGTTGAGGAAGCCGATCACATGGTCGTGAACTCCCGCACCCATCGCCCACGCAGACCAAGCCTCAACGGACGGCTCGTACTCAACCACGGCAAAGCGGTTGCGGAGCGGTGCGGAGAGCGGGTTGACATGAGCCTTGTGGGAAGCCTTGTTTCCCGCAGCCACGATGTACCAACCATCGCCCAACTTATGCGGACCACACTTGCGATCAAGGATGATCTGAAGCGCAGCGTTCTGCACGGCAGCGGGGGCGGTGTTCAACTCATCAAAGAAGATGATGCCCTTGCCTTCAGCCGGGATGAACTCAGGACGCGCCCACTCAACCACGGACTCACCATCGCCGTTCTGCTTGACGGTCGGCAGACCACGCAGGTCAACCGGATCAAGCATGGACAGACGGACATCAATCACGGTGTCCCCGTCCGCTGCCTGATGAACCATCTGCGACTTGCCAACACCGGGCGCACCAAAGATGAAGGTGGGAACACCCGTCTTGCGGTTGCGCTTGATCTTCTCAACGAGATTCATTTGTTATTGCTCCAAACTTTAGAAACGATTGTATGGTTCTCCCCGCTGGAGTCCCAACGCCCTCAAATCCCCCACCGGAGGGGGAAAAAGAGGGAATGCGGTAGGGGAGGATCGAACTCCCATGACGGGTTTGGAAAACCCGCGTAATAGCCATTATACGACAACCGCAGTCTTTTGTAATCAATCCGGCTCAATAGTGACCGTGAGAGCCTTGGACTTCAACTGATCCTGTAACAGTTCAGCGTGTTCCTTGTGCGTCACGGACACCACGGACATCCCTTCCTTATCGACTTCAACAGTCTTGAGGAGGGCGGTCTGCTTGTCCATTTTGATGATTTCCATGAAAGTCCCAATAACGTGATTGTAGGTGTTCACATCATCGTTGTGAACAATCACCTTGTACATGGGAAGCGGCTTGAATGTGGGCTTGTTGTTTACCAAACTTGTTTCGTTATTCATGTTCAATCCTCCGATTGGGTGATGTCTCCGACAGGCTCAATGCCCGTTGCTGTGTGCTTGAAGCAACCTTGGATACCTGACATTCCCCATCTGTTTTTCGTACAACGGATGGCGAATCCTCCCGTATCACGGTCACGAACTGCCGTAAATACAGAGTCCACAAGATGTTCCAACACACGACTTCCTGCGACTTGTTCGCGCTTGTTCAACTGACCGACAAGAACGACATGGATGTTGTGTTCCACGGCAGCAGCCTTGTAAGCCGCGATGCAGCGTTCCATGCCTGTCTTGTTCTTTGCTTCTTCAAGCATCTGAATAGAGTCAACCACGACAAGATCGGGCTTCTCCTTGTCAACGACCTTCAACTGCTCCTTCAAAGAGCGGATGTCTCCGCACCTAAACCGTGCGCCTGACTTGATTTGAGACTTTGATACAGTCTTGAACTGCTCAAGTGCAAACTCATTTTGCCAATAAAGTGCCTTGAGTGCAGGTCGATAGTCCGGTGCGCTGATCTTGCCGCAGACAGCGATCATGGCGCGAGTCTTGCCCACGCCGGGGCTTCCCGCAATCAGGCTGATTTGCCCGCGAGGAAATCCCTTGATCTTCCCATCTTCTGAAAAACCCCACAGCATATCAATGTGGTCGATACCACAAGCAAAGCGGACAAGTTTCTTGTCTGCAATCTTGTCAAGTGAGGTGACCGTTCCACCGCCAATAAGTGCGCTCACTTCTGCATTCTCTTTCTGATCTGTGCGATACCGTGAACGGCATACGCGAATATGGTTGATAAGGGACTGTTGATCTGACTTCAGTTCAGGGTGTGCGCTCAAGACTGCGCTTACAATCTGAGATTCACTCCAACCAAGCATTTGGACCATGAACTCAACTTCACGGTTGAGACTCAGGCTTCCAAGCATTCCTTCGACTGGGATTGATGTTCGTGGCATAAAAAGTGCAACCTGTGATTATAGCCTGTGTATGCTATCGTGCAAGCATATTCTTGCCGCTTTTTGATAGATTACAAACTTTTTTCAGTTTGCATCTCCACTTAGTTGGTACATCCGCCTCAAGGTTCGCATCTCACCCGAAACCTTTGCGCTGCTGTGCATCAGGTTGAAAAAAGGCGGAATAAGGCGACAGGTACGAATCACGAAATCCTTGTGACCACCTTCCCACTTGCCGTTCAGGTAGGAAGTCATCCAGCCAGCATCACGGCGGCGGGTCTTTTTGCCACCAACGCTGTGGTTGTCAAGATCACCCTTGATGCGCTGCATATTCTCCCTGTCCTTGCGGCAGATCGTGCAAATGTGCATGAAAAGATCGTCGTAAATCTCCTCCATGTCAGGGCGGACAGAACTATCCGAAAGCCCCTCACGGCTCAGGGTGGTGGGAGCATCCATGTCGAACGCATGAGTAAAGCCAAGCGCAGTCTTTGCAACTTGCAGGATGCGATCCTTCGGCATAGAACGATTACGGACGAAACGATTGAGAAGGAACGGGCGAGAGGCAAAAGCCTTGGCGACAAGCGCAGGATGATCCTCAAAAAGCCCGTTCCATTGATTGTCCGTAACCTGAACGAAAACCTGACTTTCCATGCAGCCGCTTCCATTGCGACCACCGCCAAAGTCCGATTCGCTCAAGACAAAGGACAAGATGTCCGGGTTCGTGATGACAGACGGAGCGATATCGCTCTTGCCAAGCATGGTATGACGCTGTGAACCACCCTTGCGGTCACTAAGCACAGCGTTCAGAAGCGTCATAACCGCTTCCTTGTTTTCGCTCAAGGCTCCCCATACGGCGCTCGTAGAACCATACCCATACCCCTGAGCGATACGCATGGTCGCAGGAACGCGATAGTCCATCTTGGCAACCTGAGCAATCAGCCCGTGGTCGTAGTAACGGACATTGCTTCCCATGTGACGGACGGCGATCTCGCACAGACTGCGAACTGTCTCCGTGGGTAGTGACTCAAAGGGGATGTCTTGAAGGCTGAAGTCTGCGCTCATGGGACTGCCGATAGATTACATCAAAGTTTGGGTAGTGGAAGCGACCGTTGCCGCTTTTCGCCAATCTCCCCTCGGGAGGGGGAAAAAGAGGGAACTTCCAACCATGACATGGCAATCCGATAAAGAGACATGCCCCGTCACATACATATCCCGGAGATGGCCGATTGGACATCTTTCTTAGCAAATTCAGCGGAGATCGACAACTATCTGGTGAGCGAGAACGAGCTCCTCAGAGTCAGGACATCACCTGCGCCTCGGCAACTTGCCCTTGCCATGACAAACTGCTGCAATGAGATCTGGAACTTCGTAACTGCTGAGGGAGCCGTCTCGATATGGGAGACAACTCAAAAAGTAAACGAGATGCTTCGAAAGGGCGCAGCTGAAGAGCTGGGCCTTACAGATGAGGGGCTGCCACCAGATCACCCCGTTATCCACATCGTAGATAAAAAAACCTACTTCGAGCACACACCAGGGGAGAAGTTAGTAGAGGAATGGGCATGCCAGTTTGCCGCCCATGACGCCAAAGCCTTGGACTATCTGGAAAGGGGCTTCTCTCCACTCCCCCTCCAAAAGGAGATTGCTCTCTGGGCGTGGCACAGCCAGTTCTGGATCGCCTCGTTTTCCCCATTTTTTAATTTGAATGGTATGACAGGCCGCTTTATGACGAACGCAGTGCGCCTTCGTTGGTCCATGCCCCTATGGAGATGCGACTCGGTGCGCGGTGCGTGGAGGGAGAACCTGAAGACGTATACCAAGGTTTGGATGAAAAAAGGCCCCTTCCACCCTTTGCCAGACGCAGTGCTACCGAATGTCGAAAAGCTGGATTTGGTTGGTCAGTCTGAAGAATGAGTGGTTACTAAGAGGTATCGCTCGCCTTCAAGCGGTGCGCGAAGTGGGGTCCGCAGTGCGATGTTTGGTCCCCTGAATTAAAAAAGGAGACCAGACTCGTGCTTTCAGAAGACGAAGCTATTGACGGCGACAAACTTCTTGGATTCTTCAGTTACGCCATCTATACGGTGGACGAACTGACATCATCTATCGAACTTGAGGGAATCCTCAGGGCTGGAGCCATTGCGATGGACCGCATGGCGACACTCGTTCATGAGGGACACGTGTCAGATGATGACTTCCGCACCGCAAGCGATCTGTACCTCAATCTTCACGCAACCGTTTCAGTGCGGTCTCGTGAGCTCGAGGTCGTCACTCAAGAACTGATTGGGGCATCCTAAATGAAAAAAAGCATTGGCCTTACGAGCTTAGTTGTTGCGTTGTCGCTTTTTTCTTCTGGATGCCAAACCACCCCAAACAGTGCCACCAACGCAGGTGCGACGCGTCAATCACGTGAAGAGCGGATCATGGTCACGTGGTTTAAATACCATGACGATCTGGTGGAGTCCATTCGGTGCTCCATGAACTCGGACAAGCTTCGATACAACGCAGAAGAAGCCATGCTTGCTCGTCAGGGGATTGTTCGGGATCTGTCTATCTACTCCCACGAAGGGAAGATGACAAAAGCAGAAACTGACATGTGGTACGAGAAGCTGCGCATCGCAGTGGGTACCGAAAACATTGCCTACGTTGACGCGTACCAGCGCTTGACCGGTCACACGACCTTACCTCAGGGTCGTTGAAAAAACCGCTCAAATACAATTTTTTGGGGAGGAGATGGCCCCTTTTTGAATGAATTTCTACGTATAGAAATTCATTTTACTATGCCACGCCCACTCTCCCCAGAACATCACGTCGCGCTCCACAGACCCACAGTCATACTGAAGGAAAATCCACCTCATCTTCCGTCTCCGCCAGACAGTGCTACGGAACTCCTTCAAGTTGTTCAGCAGATGCGAGATGCTCAAGACGACCCAGAAAGGGTGCTCTTGGTCCAAGTCTTCGATACTTCATTCGTAGATGACTTTTTAAGATTATTACCTCAGGGTTCAGGCCCAGTATTTCGCCCGCTGCTCGAGCTCATCGCATCAGATACAGAAACCCTTGTTCTAAAAGAAAAAATCTATCACAATCGTCCCAGGCCGAAAGAAGTAGCAAAGCGCCTGCAGATGGACTTTGAGCCAGCAACATCAGATACAGACCATTCACCCTCGTACCCCTCTGGACACATGGCATGCGCCCGAATCATGGCTCATGCCCTTGCTGAAAATTTCCCCCACAAGGAAAGTACGTTTATGAAGATGGCCGATTTAGTTGGCCAGAGCAGAGTCGATGGCGGACTCCACTTCCCATCCGATATACAGGCAGGCGCTCTCTGGGCTGATCTTCTATGGAACAGTGCTCGACGATCTGGCCTTCGCACTCAAGAGCTTATTTCAAATGAAAAAATCAAAAAACCACTTTAGAGCAGTCTGGATCTCTGACCTGCACCTCGGAGCTGACTGCGCCAACCCTCATAAGGTCAACGACTTTCTTGATTCATTCACCTGCGACTCCCTGTATCTTGTAGGTGATATCATTGACGGATGGCGCCTCAAATCACGATGGCACTGGCCTAATGCCAATTCCACTACTGTCCGTAAAATACTGAAGAAGGTAAAGCAGGGTGCCCACGTTACCTATCTTCCAGGAAACCACGATGAATTCATCCGTCTATGGCTACCGACAAAAATCACCCTTGGAGACATCAAGTTCAAGAACGAAGCTTCCCACACAACCCTCGGTGGTAAGAAGATCCTTGTTCTTCATGGCGATGTTTTTGACTCTGCTGTCCGCCTCAACCCTCTGATCAGTGCTCTGGGATCAACGGCATACGACTTCCTTGTTGTATCTAACCGACTGGTAGGAAAAGCTTTACGTCTTTTCGGCAAGAAGAACTGGTCGTTCTCCAAGTTCATTAAGCAGAACTTTAAGCAGGCAACAAACTTCGTTTTTCATTTTGAGCATCACATCTCTGAATATACAAAGCGTCGTGGATACGACGGTGTCGTGTGCGGACACATCCATAAGCCTGAAGTGCGCGACCTCAACGGGATTTCCTACTACAACTGTGGCGACTGGGTTGAGTCGTTCAGTGCCCTCGTTGAAACAGAAGAAGGCGAAATAAAACTAGTCTTCTGGACAGAATTATAAAAATCGGGGCAGAAATAAGAAGGAGACACCTCGTTTTTGAATGAATTTCTATACATAGAAATTCATTTTAGAAAGGGGTCTTACCCATGCGGATTATCCTTGTCACAGACGCCTGGGAGCCCCAGATCAATGGCGTCTACACCACAGTTAAAAATACAGCTTCAGCACTTACCCAGCTGGGTCACGAAGTGCTGCTTCTTCATCCAGGTCTCTTCTGGGGAATACAATTGCCATTCACCGGTGGCGTCAAACTCGTCTTCCCCTTCCTAAAGAAAAAAATCAAAGACTTTAACCCTGATCATATACACATTTTCACTGAAGGACCTCTGGGCTTCAGTGCTAGGAGAGCATGCTCGAGCTCCCGCCTCCATTTCACAACAGGATACCACACTAAATTTCCCGATATCTTAAACGACTGGTACGGCATCCCCCAGTCCTTGACCCAGTGCTACCTCAAGTGGTTCCACAAACTTTCTAAGAAAATTCTCGTACCCACACGCTCCACAAAGGGCGAGCTCGTCAACGAGTCGTACCTACTCGCACCAGCCCACCGCATTGCCGTCTGGGGAA